TTGGGAGGGACATAGCTTTCTCAATGAGTTTTGGGATTTCATAACCTGAGTTAACAGGTTGTTCACTCTGTTGTAAAGAGTAAACCCAAACCATACCATCTGCTGTAGACATGAGCTTTGGTGGTCCAATATCTGATTGGACATTTTGTGGTTGAATTGGCCCTTCAGGCGCAATATCATTGGCGGAATTAAGACCGCCATTCAGAGTCAAGGTTCGTGAAGCCTTACTCACATTCATTTTATTAGGCGTTTGGGTATTCATAGTCAGGATGAAACTATTTTGGCTTGAATTCCTTTGGCTTAAGTTTTGTAAATTGTTTGTTTTACTTTGATAAATCGCTTTGTTTTGTTCTTGTTTGATACTAACAGAGTCCCGGACCTCACGCTTTAGTTCAATTCTTTCGTAGTGGATTAGAGCTTTCTTGTTGTCTGACAAATTATTTCTTAATATTTGTGAAATATTGGAGTCAAGTACCCCAAATCGATCAAGTGCAATGCAGAAAATCTGACGAAATTCTGCTCGTAGAGCTGGATAAATTCGAGAGCACAAAACACGATTTTGATCGTAGAAATTTTGTTCTAATGCGAATTTGAGGAGTGTTTTCTGAAATTGATGAAAATACTTCTTACCCCATAAAGAGGCTTCTACTAATTGTTCGAGAATAGTGGAAAACCACTCCTCGACCTCATCATCTTCAAGTGAGGAATAATTAAATACTCCTTCAATGGAGTCTTTGTCCAACGGGCAAATCCAAATACTTCCAAATTTGACAAAATGTCTCTTAAGGAAGATCATATCAGAAAGATTTTTCGAATGGGATCTAATTTGTTCTGATTTATCACCAGGGGTAATTACTTGTCCTAATTCTTCTAAAACTTTCTTGTACGAAAAGAAATTAAAAACCTCAATAACGAGGTCAGAGATAGATAAAATTTTGTCATCTCCAAAATTTGCTTCTTCTACATTTTCCAAATAATATTGAAGAGATGTATTTCCTGTTACTTTAATAAAAACATACCAAGAATAGATGGTATTGACAATATTATTAAATTCAGTAGTAAAGATATTTCCAGATTTATTTCCATGTTCAGTTTGGAAAACAGTTCGATTAGCCACACAAAAAGCGCGGATAACCTCATCAAAATACACATAACGTGCATTAGCTAGTTCTCTGTTCTTCTCAGTTGCAAAGATTGTTTCTACAACTACTATTGCTGCCATTTCCATAGCCTGAACAAGAAGACGCTGATCAAAGTTCTTATAATCAACATCTATATAATTGGGATGTTTCAAAAGTCGTTGAGCCAAATCAGTCCAATCAGGGCTCATAGGGTTAATTCCAATAGCATGAAAAAGTTTATTTCTGTTGGCTTTATATTGTGCTTTGAATCTTCCAAGCAACATACGTCCAAATAAGACAAGTTCAATAGGTGGTGATTGGAAGCAACGTGTCATTCCAGTAGTAACTTTCTTAATCGCTCTTACCTCATCTTTAAGGCAACACTTCCACATTGAAAATGTTCGACGTAGATTCTTAGCTTCTTCCAATTTATGTTTAATAACTTTCCTGAGAAATAAAGATCTCTCATCTTTGAGGAATGCCTTTCCTTCAACATACTCTGATTTGTTAAGTGGATTTGGAATCATAACGTCCTCAAAGAATGAGTTCTTAACTGGAGCTCCCATTTGTTTCCAAGGGATACCAGCAGAGCTCTTAAAATTAATCTTCTCATAGTTAGGGTTAAAGAATTGTCCATTAACACTCTCCCAAAGAGCTGTCTTAAAATTTAATGATGTTCCAATTGATTCTCCATTCAAAACTCCTTTAAAATGATCAATAATTTGTGGTAACATGATATCCAAGATTTTCTGATCCATAACATGCTTTCCATCACCGTTAGCGTTCAATTGAGTTTTCAAAATATTAGGTCGTCCATTTCCATCAAGGGCTAATTGTGAAGTATCTTTTACTTGAGATTCAATCAATGCTGAAGGAATCTTAGTTACTGGGAATACTCCATGGAAAACACTGGGTTTATGATCAGTCTTTCCTTTAATGTCACAAGGTGGTTCCATAAAATCAAGATCTCCTAAATAGACAAACGCAGGGTCAGATTCATTCTTGTTATCAGGCATATGGATACCTAATCCATCATTGACATATTGATCAAAACTATCCAGTTCATGTTGAACTGCCATGTTGATCTTTGGAAACGTTGGTAGTGATTGAAATTTAACAGAAGATGTTTCTTCATATAATTTTGACTCAGATAAAAGTTTCATAAATCGTTCCTTAGTGCATACAATTGACATAGCAGCACCACATCGTGTCTGAGCCGCAAAATGCATTCCAATAAGTTTCTTTGTCGAATAAGGATCCAGCATAACTACAAATCCTCCACAATCGCCATCTTGGGTATGTGTTCCAAGAGTTCTCATAGTTGTAATGGCATAGATATTAGTGTTGATACACTCTCCATTTACAGTTTTGACAACGTAATTCTCAACATATTCAGCTTTACCTGAACAAATAAGATCACTGACTGGGAGATACTGGATAACAGTTTTAATTTTAGAAATTCCAGCTACATCACAGGAAAGAGGGACATACTTCATAAGATCTTTCGTAAAAACTAAATCATTTATTGGGCGGTCAGTATCACCTTTGTAAGAAGGGTGATTAATAGGTAAAATTTTGAATAAACATAATTCCCACTCTTTCTTGTATGCTACACAAATCATTCTGTAATTGTATTTAGATTCTTGGTTTCGTACTTTACGGGTACAAATTGCTGTTTCTCCTACTTGCTCAACAATGTGAGAAGGGGCATAAACAAAGGTATCGTATCCCCATCCTCCAAGTGAACCATATTCTGTTGTTACTTTACATAAGATCGTGTTTACACACTTTCTCATCATATCCAAAGCAGCACTATCAACAGCAGCCTGATAAGTTGGGCCATCAGGTAAAAATGAAATTGCTGATTGATAGATTGCATTCAAAAGGGTTGGATTTTCCATAGAAGAAATTTCAATGATATCATCTTCTTCTAATTTATCCTTGTCATCTAAAGTCAAGTAAGCTTCTTGCTCACTTGGACAATATTCTTTCATATCAAAATCAGAG